TAGAACCCATTCCTCTACTACATCACCAACTGGGCCTAACATATTAAAAGTAATATCTTTTTTATAAAAATCTGAGTATCCGTCACGGCCTGTTACCGATTCGTGTCCTAAACGTATCCATTCCATAACTGATTGAGCAGCTGATGGAACAACTGGGTCATATAATGTTATATCAATCGGTTGCCACGCACCTTTACCCTTAATGTATCGTTTTACATTAATGTGGTCTAAAACTATCTCTTCGAATTGAATAGTTGGTCTGTTCATAGTTTTTATCAAGTATGCGGGAACACCTTCAATATACATAATGAACCGATTTTTTGTTTTCGGTTCAAATGGTGTGAACATAATTTCTGAAGGGTCTAATGTAGCCATTTATAATCTCCTAGCTTTAAAAGTCTTTTATTTCTATCATAAATAAATATCAATTAAACAAATTTTAAGTAAAAAAGAAAAACCCCAATCGAAATTGGGGCTTCTCATTATACGTTACATCTATTTATAAGTTAAACTTACTCAGGAAATGTAGCACCTGTTGGTTGAACAACAAAATCCAACACAATGAACTCAGCAGTTCTTGTAGGTTGAATGAATATTTGTCCAACTAATTGGTTTCTATCCACAACATCTGGAGTATTATTGGAATCGTCCATTACTACTCTAAATGCACTTAAACCACTATTCTGTTGTACCTGTTCAAGATAAGGATTTACAATATTCAAGAATCTGTTTCTTGTTGCTGATGTATTTTGTTCAAATACCAAGAATCTTGAAGTACTTGCAATAAACTTTCTTAATGCAATTAACAATCTACGAACATTGATTCTATCAAGTGCTGATGGTCTTGATTGTAGTGTTTTCTGTCCGAATACTACTACACCTTGACCTGGAAAAGAAGCTATTGGATTGATTCTATTCTCATAGAGGTCATCACGTTCTGCGTGAGTCAATCTTGTTTTTGCTTCTGTTACATTTGTTAATCCACCACGATTCAAACCTGCTGGTGCGAACCATTCGTGAGCTACACTATCTGTAAAACTAATTACACCAGGTAATACTACTGAAGGTGGTACAAATAGAGGACTATTAGTGTCTCTATCTATAATCTTCACCCACGGGTAATATATACCAGCGTAATTTGTATCTAATGTCTTAATAGCTGACTTTACAGTATCTATACTATCATTTAATCCAGATGCGTCCATCACATAGAAAGCGTCTGCTCGAGCCTCCATCTTAGATATTGCGTGATTAGTTACCGTTGAGTGTAATCCGTGAATTACACCAGGTAGTGCTAATAAATTAATATCAAATTCATCAGGATTACTGATAGCGTTGATAGCTCTTTTGTATGCAACAGAACCACTAGCCGCTGAATCTGATAAATCAAATCCCATAGTGTTTGTATTTACAATATCACCACCAGTCTTCACTGCCACTGCTGGGTTTGCTCCATCAAATCCAAATTGGAAAGGAACAAGGAATTTTCTCTGTTGTATTGCTGAATTTGTAAGAGTTATGCTTAGTCTACCAGCAGTTGCTCCGTCTGCAAATGTTGTTACATTTAATTCAGATGCATCTGTTGAACCAGTAGAAAAAACATCCAAACTGAAGGGTTTATTAGCACCAGCTGTTGCTGTTGCAGGTATTGGAGACAGATATTGTCTTGATGTTAAATTTGAAAAATCAAATCCGTAAAATACATTTCTGTCAAAATTACCATTTGTGTCTACTTGAGTCCTTTTATATGAAGCTGTAGGAACATTACTTCCACCTGGTGTTGGATTATTAGGTGCTTCAAATCCGAATGGAACTACTGTTTTTTGTAGTTTAAATGTTCCATCCTTAACCATATTCTTAAAATCACCAACTCTAATATATTTACTAAAGTTAGGGAAGTCACCATAATATTCTAATTTACCATTTGAATCTATTTCTACCCATCTGTCACCAATTCTTCTTGCAAAGAAGTTAGAAGATAGTGGGTCAAATGTTAGATTATCAAATTGTTCTAATATTTGGTCATCATCTGAACCATTTGGATTATGTACTCTTACCTGTATTGAAAATGTACCAAAGTCTGAACCAGCAATATCTGCGGCTGATTTGATATCTAATATACCTAATTTAAAGCTTGTGTTCATTTCAGTACCTTGGCCACGAGTGTAAACTCTAAACAAGTTTTCTCTTTTACCACTAGCTAATTGAGATAGAATATATGGTGTTCTTGCAAATTGATAATCTTTATTACCAGTCCAAGTTGTATCAGAAGCGTCACCAGCTGAATCAAAGGTTGTTGTTCCACCAGTAAAGTTTAAACCATTTTGAGTAACTGCAAGTGATGCTGTAACTCCACCATTTGTAGCTACAAGATTACGATGCATATTGTGATTTGTATCTTTAAAATTTTTATATACATAAATTGAAGATGAACTTCCACCAGATTTAATTGATTGTGGGTCTTCACTTAATACTTCTGTTATATAATTTGCACTGCTTGTATTAAATGATAATGCATATGTTTCAAGTGCAACATTACTACCTGTAACTTTTAATGTAAAAGTTTCTCCATTACGAACTGTAATTGCTCCTTCAATTGTTGATGCTGATAAATCACCAATTCCAGATGAACCAAGTGATGGTGCCAATACAGCTAATGAGTGTGATGTTGGTGTATTAACATAATCTGAACCACTTAATGAGGCTATTAATTGAATTGTATCTGCAGCATAACCACCAATACCTAAAACTCTTACTATTGTTACAACACCAGCACTTTTTAAGTATGCCTCTGCTGTATAAGGAACATAAAATCTTGGGTCGACTCCCCCAAACATTTCCTCAAATTCTTGAAAATTATTTATTGTTGTAGGTGTAAATGCAGGGCCTTTTTTGGTTGGGCCTATAATGGCCGCACCAATTTCACTAATCCCTTGTGGAAGAAAAGATAAATCTCTTTCACGAGTAAATACACCTGGCGAAACTATTCTTTCAGCCATTGTGGTTCTCCTAAGTTAAAATTTTTGAATAAATTTATTCTACTATAAATATAACTTAACTTCTCCAAACTGTTAAATTTAGAGGTTTTTTTTATTTTGATGGTGTAAATACGCCTGTTGCTGGGTCTAATTGACCTGGCCCGTATTTATCATTTAGTGTTTTGACTAAATCACGTTCTTCTTGTTGAGTTGTTTGATATTCTTGTTCAACTTCTGATGTTCTATTATTAAGAGCATCAATCTGTTGATTCAATAATATTTTTTGAACAGCTAGTTGTCCTAACATAGATTGTTTTTCTCCGTAACTAGTTTGTAACTCTTGTAATGATTTTAGTTCATCATCTGTGAATTTTACTTCTTTAGAATCTTCTGCTTTTTTTGCTTCTTCGGCCATAACTATATTCTCCTATATTATTATAGTTTTATGTTTAAATAAATATCATAGTATACTATGAAATAAAGTTTTTTTTTTAAATTTGAATAACCTTATATACACGGCCGGTATCATCTGACCCTGTGAGTTCATTCATTTTTGCGGTTGATGCTGATACTGCACTACTTCCACTATATTCCCACAATTTATCAGCACTTCCACTTAGTTTGGCAACATAAATGTTTCTTGAAGCCCAAGCTGGGTCATCAAATGTTACTTCACCTATCAAACTTGAAGTTGGTGCTGGCATTAATTGTTTGACTATTCTATAAGCCATTGTTTTCTCCGTTTAATATAAATATTAATTTTCTAATTCTTCAATTCTTTTTGTTAATTCTTGTATTGATTTTAAAAGAAGTGGAATAAACTTAGAGTAATCAACTGTCTGAGTATCCATAACTTCTTTCTCTTGTTTATCACCATTTTCATCTTTATATATCTTTGTAGTCATTGCATCTTTTTCACCTGAAACAGCATTTGGAAAAACCTCTTGAGCTTCGTGAGCAATAACACCAACGGCTCTTTTATCTGTATTCTTTTTCCAAGCAAAGTCATATAATTTTAATTGATTAATTGTTCCAGTTGCATCTACAATACCTTTTAAATCTGTCTTTTTTCTATAATCAGAAGAAGTATTAAAAGAAGTTGCGTCATCATCTCCTGATATACTTCCAATTACACCACCACTATCTTGAAAAATAATAAATTTTCCGTTTTCAATATCAGCATCATTACTAAAATCAATATCCATTAAGACATAAGATGAATTAACACCACTACTATTATCTTGTAGCTTTAAAGCAGGCGTAGCCCCTCCTGCGTTTTTGACATGAAGGAATGCATCAGGATTATCTTCTTTTATTCCGACCCGGCCAGCCGCATTAATTCTCATTCTCTCACCTAAACTACTACCAAAGGTATGAAATTGAATATTTGTTTGAAGTGCTGTACTTGAAATTTCTGTAAATATTCTTCCTACTTTTGTTTGAGCATTACTTGCTACACTACCATCGTTTGCAAAAAATTCTAATTCTCCCACTATATCATTATCGACTAAAGCTTCATCACCTTCTGCCCTTGAAAATCTCATAATAGAACCAGCGTCGGAGGTGTTTAGATGTAGAAGTGCGGCTGGAGCATTTGTGCCAATTCCGACATTGCCACCAGCAGCAACAGTCAGCCTCGCTATATCTGTTGTAAAGAGTTGAACTGGGCTTGCTGTTGTCGCTCCTAATATAGTGGCATTTGCAAGTCCACCAGTTATCCTATCTCCAGCATTACTTGTAATAGCAAGCTCGGCTACAATAGAAGCATTGTCAGTTGATAATATAATATAAGCATCTTCTTGACCTGAATTATTTGAATCTGCTTCTAATTTTATTCCAACTGCTCCAGTAGAAGTTAGATGTAACATCTCGTCTGGCGAAGGTTCACCGATGCCGACAAATCCAGAAGAACCTGAAATAATTAATTTTTGAGAATTATTTACACCAAGTGCTAAACTTGAGACTGTTCTCGTAACTATTTGAGAAGTACCAGTTGATGCAAATTCGAATTGACCTATTAGTGAACCATCAGATTCAAGAGTTATATTTGTAGCTCCATTTGTAGAATTAAAATTAGCTGTATTTGCAGCTTCACCACTTTTTACATCAAGAGGACTACCTGGAGCATTTTCTCCGATGCCAAATTTTGCTCCCAATACTGATATATCTCCAGCTCCATCAAATTCAATTCTTTCGGCATCATCAGCTATCCCAATGGAAGTATCGTCTGCCATCGTGATATTACCTGTTGTGGTTAATGTAGTGCCTGTAATAGTACCAATATCTGCGGCTCTTGTTTGTATTCTTCCAACTGAACCAGTTGATACAAAAGAACCACTCACCAATGCCATATTTTTAATCGTACCAGTTGTGGTTAAATTTGTTGCGGACAATGTGGCGGTTGCGAATGTTAAATCCGCATCATCACTCAAAACTCCTGCAGTTCCAGCAAATGGAACTCTTGTTGCAGTTAATCCGTCTGCCGTGATTGTTGCTGCTCTAAAATCATGAGCACCTATATCTAAGTCACCACCTGCAGTTAATGATGTAATTCCATCAATAGTACCACCGTTTATATCTGCTGCTGTTATTTCAGCTCTACCAAACGAACCAGTTGTGCCAGTAGTAAGTCCAATATCTGCTGTCAACACCTGAACTCTACCAAACGAACCTGTTGAAACTGAACTACCACTAACCAATGCCATATTCTTTATAGTGCCAGTTGTTGTTAAATTTGTTGCGGATAATGTGGCGGTTGCGAATGTTAAATCACTATCATCACTTAATAATCCTGCAGTTCCTGCAAATGGAACTCGTGTCGCGGTTAATCCATCAGCTGTGATTGTTGCAGCTCTTAAATTATGAGCTCCGATATCTAAGTCTCCACCAGCTGTAAGTGATGTGATTCCGTCTATCGTTCCACCATTTATATCTACCGTACCTGCTGTCAATGTACCATTATCAACTTGAAATGAACCAGTGATTTTCATAGAACCAGTTACATTATGAACGTCATCAGTTGAGTTACCAAATTGCGTTGAACCACTTGTGAATAATATAGAAGCACTTTCAAATTCAGTATGAATTTCTTGAACAGTCAATGTGCCAGTAATTGTTGCTCCAGCAAAAGTTGGTGAAGCATCACTTGTTAAATCTTGGTTTACAACACTTGTATTTTCTACAGTTAAAGTTTTTGATGCTGCACTAAATGTTAAAGTTCCATCATGGCCATCTCCTACAGTCAAACTTTCGTTAAGTGTTAAAGTTTTATCTGCTGCAAAATCTATAGTACCAGGTCCTGTAGTAGTTGTTAGATTACCTGCTAATGTTAATATATTTCCACCAATACTAGCATTATCTTGTTGAGTTTGTAATCTACCGAATGAACCAGTAGATGTCGTTGAACCACTAATATTTCCTGATGTAGTTAAAGAAGTTCCTGTTATAATTCCAATATCAGCAGTTCTTGTTTGAACCCTACCAACCGAACCAGTTGAGACAAAAGAACCACTTACTAATCCAAAATCTTTTATTGTGCCTGTAGTTGTTAAATTTGTTGCGGACAACGTGGCGGTTGCGAATGTTAAATCTGAGTCATCACTTAAAACACCAGCGGTTCCAGCAAATGGAACTCGTGTAGCAGTTAAACTATCTGCCGTTAAAGTTTCTGCTCTTAAATCGTGAGCACCAATGTCTAAATCTCCACCAGCAGTTAGGGATGTTATTCCATCAACTGTTCCGCCATTAATGTCTGCAGTGGATGTGATTACTCTACCAAATGAACCAGTTGAAACTGAACTACCACTTACTGATGTAAAATCTTTTATTGTGCCTGTAGTTGTTAGGTTGGTTGCTGATAATGTAGCGGTTGCAAATGTTAAATCACTATCGTCTGACAACACTCCAGCGGTTCCAGCAAAAGGAACTCGTGTAGCAGTTAAACTATCTGCTGTAAGTGTGGAAGCTCTCAAATCGTGAGCTCCAATATCTAAATCTCCACCAGATGTTAATGAGGTAATTCCATCAATCGTACCACCATTTATATCTGCGGTTGATGTTATTACTCTACCAAATGATGCAGTTGAATCTATTTGCAATCTACCAAAAGAACCAGTTGAGGTAATACTACCACTAATAACTTTATTTGTTCCTGTACTTGTTATGTTTCCAGTTGCAGTAACATCGTCAAATTCAATATCACCAGTAAGGTTTGTGTTACCAGCAACTTCTAATCTTCCGAATGAAGCCGTTGAAGTAGAACTACCACTTATTGTTCCACTATAATTAAATCCACTTATAAATGAACCACTAATTGTACTAATTGTATTTGCAGTAAATGATGCGGGTTCTACCGTATCATTGTCAGGTATGAATAATCTTGAATCACCAATAACATTTCCATGAAATCCCAATGAAGAAGATGGTGCACCACTAAATACTATTTGAGAACCACTTAGGGTGTATGAACTTCCTGGAAGTTGATGCACACCAGATAAATAAACTTGAATATTATTTACGTGTGGCGCTACTGCAGTACCATTAACCGTTAAATTAAAAACAGTTGTAAGACCATCAAAATTACTTGATACATCATCAAGTCTTAATGCTGGCCCAGCGTCTTTTCCTTGAGTTGCGGGTCTTTTACCTAAGTATCCCATTAACTAATCTCCAATATACTAAGTATTGTGTCTAATGAACTAGCCGCGTCACTTTGAAATTGAAGCTTATCACTAGCTTCTAAAACTACTTTATTACCACTCATAACTTCTATACTTGAACCAACTGGAACTGGAGCTGATTTTACGATAAAAACATCATCTACTCCTGCTCCTGAACCATTTTTTGCTAATTTTATTGAACCAGCAATAGGGTTGGTAGTTGTATTAGCCATCGAAGTTCCTAATACGATTGCAGTTGTAGAACTAGGACAGGTATAAATATTTGTTAGAACTGTTCCTATACTACCACTAGTTACTGATTTAAATGTATTTGCCATCTTTATATTCCTCTATTTAATATAAATATTAATTTTCTAATTCTTTAATTCTTTTTGCTTGTTCTTTTACTTGTTTTGATAATTCTTGTACTGCTTTTATAAGTGGATAAACAAACATGCTTTGAGCTATAGATTGTATTCCTGTTCTTTCTTCAATATCCCAACCTCCGAAATCCGTAATGTTGTGATTATCAAGAACTTCTTTGACTTCTTGTGCTATAACTCCGTAAAGTTTATCTTTATGTCTTGGTTCTGTTTTAGTTTCATCGTAATCAGGTAAATTTTTATCTATTTCGGACAACGCTCTTTTCTTAAAAGTAACTGTTCTTAAATCATTAATAAAATCAAGACCTGCATCAGTATTGTCTTTAATTTCTTTTTTGTATCTTTTATCTGATACTCTCGTAAATGTAGCGTTACTTGTGAATGTGTTGTGAACTCTATTGTCACCACTACCATCACCAAAAGTAAACTTATTATCTCCGTGTGCAATTAAATTATGACCAATGGCTATTTGATTGTCTGCGTTATTGGCAGACCCATCAGCTCCGTGCCCAATAATCGTGCAATTATGTCCAGTCGTAAGTAAATCTCCCGCTTTTGCTCCTACACAAGTATTTTCATCACCAGATGACAAAATTTTTCCAGCTTCCCAACCAACTACAGTATTATAATTTGCACTATTTCCAGCTGCAGTTTTATATGCACCGTGACCTACAACTGTAGTGTAATCTCCTTCGTTTGTAGCTTCAGCACAGTCTTTACCAATAAAAACATTTTGACCGGCAACTGTCATAGCTGGCCCAGCGTTAAATCCTATGACAACATTATCGTCTCCATCTGTTACATTTTTCATAGCATCGAAACCAATAGCAACACTATTATTAGGAGTATTGGCATTCTCAGTATTACCTCTCATTGCTTGGTGTCCAATGGCTACATTTTGTGTTCCATCATCTAAATTTTCTCCAGCACGTGTACCTACATAAATACATCCAGCAGGTGTTGACCCAGTAGAATCACAATCTTTTCCAGCTTCATAACCTATAAAAATACAATCGTTTGAACTTGTTAATGTTAGACCAGTTGAAAAACCAATTCCTATATTTCTTGCACCACTTGTAAGAGCTGTTAAAGCCCCTTTACCAATAGCAATTGTTCCAGAAGCATCAGCTGTTAAAGTTGCCTCAAGAGCATTGACTCCAATTGCAACACAATCAACGACAGCAGCAGTTGTTAAATTTCCGTGCATAGCTTGATGACCAATAGCTACATTTCTTAATGCAGCGGTTGTAGCTCTGTCTAATGCTTGATACCCAAGAACTGTATTGAAATCTCCTGTTGTTAAATCGTTTGCAGCTTGATACCCAATAACAGTATTAGCTTGACCACTTGTGATTGCTGCTCCAGCACCTTGACCTATACCGACTGTACCAAGTGCATCAGCGTGATTTAAATCTCTTAAAGCTTCTCTACCAACAGCAACAGCAGCATTACCTATATATGCACCTAAAGCATCTTTACCAACAGCTACATTTATATCTCCTGATATATTAGCATCTAAAGCATTATGTCCTACAGCTACATTATTTTCTCCTGTTGTATTTGCATACATAGCGTTTCCACCTAAAGCTGTATTCTGTGAGGCTGTATTTGAACGGAGAGCACTTGTTCCTACAGCTACATTAACTTCTCCTGATTTATCTAACATCATCGAGTGGTCACCTATAGCGACATTATAATCACCAGTAGTTACTGTGCTTAATGCATGATATCCGATTGCAACATTATTAATGGCGTCATTCATACTACCAGTAGATACACCTTCTCCTATAAATACATTAAAGTTTGAACCAGCATCTAAACTTAATCCAGCACTTTTACCAAATATTGTGTTTGAAGTTCCACTATCATTATTTGAAAGACTAATTTTTGAGTTGTTGTCAAGTGTGAGGCGAGTTACCCCACCAGTAGCAAAAATCATAGTATCAGCAGAATCTTCTTCTATGAAGGTATTGTTACCACCATCTAAATAAAATTTTTCAGTAGGAGATATTGAGAGATAGACATTGTTTACTTTAAGAGAATCAGAAATTGTTACTCTTTCAGCCCCACTTGAATCTATTGCAAGTACATTACCAGTTTCCCACCTAATTCCTGTGTCTCCATCATTTACTCCAAAAATACTTTGAACAGTTAAAGTACCATCCACAGTTGTTGAACCTGTAACTGATAAACTACTACTAATAGATAATGAACCTGTGAATGAATGGTGGTCATCTGTTGCATCACCAAAATTGTTTGAACCTGAGGCTACTGTAATAGATGAACTTATAAAAGTTGTATGAACCTCAACTGCTGTTATAGTTCCTGTAGATGTTATATCACCACTCGTTACTGTTCCAAAAGTAACATCTGAATCTGTATTTAATTCTTGACCTACATTTCCCTTTAATGTCGCAACACTCGCAGTGATTGCAGCAATACTCGCTGTCGCTAAAGTGATATTAGCTACATTCGTATCTATTTCTGAATCAATTCGACTGACACTCGCTGTAATTGCTGCTATACTGGCTGTTGCCAATGTCATATTTGATTCGTTTAATGCGATACTTGCAGTTGCTAATGTCATATTAGATTGAACATTATCTATATCTGTAGCAATTGAACTTGAAACAGAAGTGAATGAACCACTAATAGTAGTTGCTTTTGTAAATTCTTTCATCTCTGCAACACTTGCTGTTATTGCAGCTATACTAGCCGTAGCAAGAGTCATATCAGTATCGTCTGTACTGATTTCATCATTTAATCGACTGATACTAGCTGTTATTGCTGCTATACTCGCAGTCGCAAGTGTCATTTCAGAATCATTTGACCCACTTACTGCAGTTTTTAAACTACTATCAATATTGTTAGGTGTTACTCTGAATGCGTCTGCTGATTGTGGTTTACCAATATAAGGCATTTTATGAAATTTCCAATAAACTAACTGTAGCATCAAGTGAACTAGCTGTATCACTTTCAAATTGTAAAATATCGGCCGCTTCTAACACTACTTTATTACCTGCCATAACTTCAACCGCAGAACCAACTGGGACTGGAGCTGCTTTTACAATAAAAACATCATCTACTCCGACACCAGTACCATTTTTTGCTAATTTAATTGAACTAGCTATTGCACTTGTTTCTATATTGGCAAGAGACGCTCCTAGTATAATTGCAGTTGTTGAACTTGGACACGTATAAACGTTAGTTAACGTTGTTCCTATACTTCCACTTGTGAATGATTTAAATGTATTTGCCATTTTTTATATCCTTTATATCATCTATAAATATTAAAATTTTTATTATCCTAATGCAATTGATAACGCTATCACGTCACCACTTAAACTATCTAATCTTGATGCAATTGAACTTGAGACAGAACTGAATGAACCACTAATAGTATCCGCATTTGTAAATTCTTTCATTTCAGCTACACTTGATGTAATTGCAGCTATACTTGCTGTTGCTAATGTCATATCAACTTCACGAGAATCAAACCTCGTTGCAACTGAAGAGCTCATTATTGAAACTGAAGGTATACTCATTTCAGAAACATTTACATTACCAAATGAACCAGTTGAACTTACTGAACCACTTATATTACCAGTGGTTGTTACTGAATCAATATAAGCATTTCTCCAAAATTTAGATGTACTACCTAAATCAAATGTACTATCTGCATTTGGTATTAAATTAGAAGTTAAATCTGCATTGATTGTTATTGAATCACTATCTGCATCACCTATTGTAATGTTACCACCTAGTGTTAAATTACCGTCTATGTTACCATCACCGACTACATTTAAGAATCCAAATGAACCAGTTGAACTTATTGAACCACTTATATCTCCAAAATTATCAAATGATAATTGTTCTGAACCAGTTATTGCGTTACGAAGTTGACCACCACCTACACTAATATTGGCATTACCCGATACAGCATTTGTAAAAATTATATCCATATGAGAAGCGTCAACTGCATTTATACGTTCTGGAATGATTACATTATCACTATCATCATAAACAGTAACTGCTGGATATTGTTCACCGATACTATGTGTTACTCTCCAATTTGTTGATACTGTTGGTTGTTCAAATATTACATTTTTACCTAATTCATCAACTGCTTGACCACCAGTAGATACAATTGCAACACCTGATAACGGTGTGTTAAATGATATTGTTATTGTGTTTGTGTCTGTTGCCACAACTGAAGCTGGTATTACAAGTTCATCACTACCATTATAAACATCAATATTAACATATTGATAATCAAATCCGTGAGAAACAGTCCAAGTACTTGAAGGTGTAGTTTGTACGTGTTTATATTTTTGACCTACTTCTAATCCAGAATAAGAACCAGTTATTAAACCTGAAACACTTAATGAACCTGTGATTTGTATATCGTTATGAGTTCTAAAGAATGAACCTGTTGAATCAAATATTCCTGCTTCATCTATTTCACTATTTAATCTACTAATACTTGCAGTTATTGCTGCAATACTTGCAGTTGCAAGATTCATATCTGTATCGTCTGTACTTATCTCATCATTTAAACGACTGATACTGGCTGTTAGTGCTGCAATACTAGCTGTTGCTAATGTCATATCAACTTCACGAGAATCAAATCTTGTGGCTACTGAACCAGATAACGCCGTGAACGAACCACTTATTGTAGATGCTTTTGTAAATTCTTTCATTTCAGCGACACTAGCAGTGATTGCAGCTATAGATGCCGTTGCTAAAGTAATATTAGCTGCATTTGTATCAATTTCAGAATCTATTCTACTAACGCTGGCTGTTATTGCAGCTATAGATGCTGTTGCTAATGTCATATCAACTTCACGAGAATCAAATCTTGTGGCTA